AGAAATAGCCTCTCAAATGAAGTCGAAAAAGCGGAAGAAGCACTGAGAGAAGAGCAATCCACAAACACCGCCCTCGGCAACATCATCGATGCATACCAGGTGAATGACGCCGCCAACCGTACAGCCACGGCCCGCCAGCTAGAGAACGAAAGGAAACTACGCAATGAAAGTGACGAACGACTCAGGCGGTTCAAGGCTGCGGGTGTCGGGGATTCGTGTATTGATAGCAGGATGCCTGATAGCAACATTAGCATCCTGCAAGAGTAGCCCACCAGCACCCAGATCAGCAGAATTAATCCAGCTGTGGCCCCCTGAATCAGCATTAACTGAATGCGAAGTGCCGGAGTTCGTCGGTACTACCTGGGGCGATAGCGGGCTGTATGCGCTGGCGTTGAAACGTGAGCTGCGGATCTGTAAAGGGCGGCTGGATGAGGTTATTAGCTGGCGGCAGAATGCGGGGATAAAACGCTGATAGCTATAGTTTATTAATCATCACCGTCATCATTATCTGATTTTTTACATAAATAATAGATAGTTAACACCAAAAATATCAGTTTTGATGCATTGGAAATAGTTTCAAGTAATAACGTAAAGTTCATAGATTTATCCTTGTTGATTGGTTTGTTATCTATTTTAGTGGTTATGTCTTTTTGATAGGTAAAACCTATAGATTGGTAAGGTATATATCCCATAAATACTTAGATACTGAGCTATAATCTTCCGAACTAACCGGAGGACTTATGAGCTATAACTTGGCTGAGTTATCACAGAAAGATAAAGATAAGATGGCTGTAGATCAGGCCGCTTCAGGCGTTGCATTCAAAGAGCGCTACAACATGCCTGTAATCCCAGCTCAAGTGGAAGATCAGCAGCCTGAACATTTACGTGAGTACTTTCGGGATCGGGTTAAGTATTACCGAGAAGTGTCTAAAACCTTGGGCCGGATGGAATACACTCCGCCTGAAAAGAGATAAGCCTTAAGAGTGCTTACCTAACCTACAACGAACCACTGGCCTTATAAGCCGGTGGTTTTTCTATTGGAGCAAGGCTATGAAGTTAAATGCAGAATTACTTGTAATACGTGGAGTTATTTCCTCACTTGATGAGCAACAGCAAGCCAAGGTGACTGAGTGCCATAAATACCTAAAAAACACTGTCGATGCATACAAAGGTGAAGATGAGGTTCTCATCGCTCTTGCTCTTCTTATGGCTGAGGTCAGCGCGGAACTCGAGTAAATAAACAGGTGTGCATATGGCCACTCTCAAAGACTTATCCAATCAGTTGCAGTCGATAAAAAAACAGCTCCCCTTTGCAACTGCCCAAGCACTAACCAGTGTTGCTCGCCAAATTGCCGCCGCTCAGAAAGTGGGTATGCAACGCAATCTGGATAATCCAACTCCTTTTACTGTTAATTCTGTCGGCTCGTTTGGTGCCCGCAAAGACCGATTACAGGCCAAAGTATTCGTGCGTGATATTGCTGCCAGTTATCTCGAACCGTTCGAGTTTGGCGGTCAGCACAAGCTCAATGGTCAGGCGCTGCTCAACCCTAAAAACATAAAGCTGAATAAGTTCGGTAACTTAGCCCGTAACAAAACGCAGCAGCTCAAGGCTAAGGAGAATGTCTTTGTGGGGGAGGTGAACGGCGTTAACGGCTTCTTCCAGCGTAAGAAAGGCAAGAATAGCAAAAAGGCTAAGAAGCGTCAGAAGCGCTCGCCTAATGGGGTGCATAGAGCCAGGCAGAAGCAGAGGGCACCTAAGCTACTGATTCAGTTTGGTGATGCACTAGCAGTTAAACCAACGCTTGGATATATGGACCGCGCCAGCGCTATGGCAGTGGCATTAATGCCGGGTGAGTTGAGCAAAGCTATTCAGAATGCACTAGCTACCGCCAAATGATAATGATTCCCCCTCAGAATTTTTTGGGTCCTTCCTGCGACTTTTGTAATGTACGGGCATTGCGCGCCGTGCAGTTTTACCAGCTATAAATTTTTCATTTTGTGTCCCATGTCCCATGCGCATAGTTATGCAACTGTAACCGCCAGCCCTTGCGCTGTGCGGCGTTAGCTATTTTTCTGCGTGGGACATTCAGGATGGGACACAAAAAAATGTCCCACGAAAATGTCCCATGCCCCACAGAGGCAATTTTCACCATGAGCACAATGACGCAGATTGATTACGCCAAACATGCTGGCGTAGATCGGAAGACGGTGAGCCGCTGGATAAAGGCCGGAAAATATATTGTTCTTGATGGCGATCTGGTCAATGTTGCGGAAAGTGATAAGGCTGTTGCCACTTTGCGCGATAGCAAAGATCCGCGCACTAAAAACGCCAGCAAGAATAAGCCCGTAAAAGTTACCGCTGCCGATACTGATGACAATACTAATACGGTGGTCAAAGAGATCATGCTGGCCAATGGTGTCAAATTGACACGAGAAGAAGCCAGCAGAGTAAAAGAGAATTACCTGGCGCTATTAACCAAGTTGGAGTTTGAGAAAGAAGACGGGCAGCTGGTGGAACTAACGGCTGCAGAAGATATTTTGTTTAGCGCTTTTCGTGAACAACGCGACGCCTGGATGAACTGGCCGTCAAGGGTGGCTCCTTTGATGGCGGCTGACTTGGATGTTCCCGCCGACAGAATGACCGAGGTGTTATTAGCATATGTCCACAAACACATCTCTGGCCTCGGCGAACCTGAGTTTAACGCAGAGCAAACATGACCGGTTACTTCGCAGTGTTCGTAAGGGATGGACACCGCCCCCGCGCATTAGCGTACCGGACTGGGCTGACCGCTACCGTAAACTGGCAAAAGAGGCGGGGAGTACATCGGGTAATTGGGAAACTACCACGGTAGAGATTGCCCGTGGCCCGATGCTGGCGGCGACGGAATCCGGGGTGCATATCATCACCGTGATGTGCTGTACCCAGTTGATGAAAACAGCATTGCTGGAAAATCTGTTTGGTTACTTTGCGCATCTCGATCCCTGCCCAATGTTGTTATTACAACCCAAAGAAGACGCGGCCGAGCAATTTTCGAAAGAACGAATCACCCCGTTAGTCAGGGTGACACCGGCGCTTCGCCAGTTGGTGGGCGGTAACAAACAGAAAAATTCAAAAGAGACATTGCTATACAAATCCTTTACCGGTGGGTTTCTGGCACTGGCGGGGGCCGGTAGCCCGGACAATCTTGCCCGTCGCCCGATCCGTGTACTGTTGGCCGATGAGGTGGATAAATATCCAATCACCCGTGAAGGTGACCCGATAACCCTGGCAGAAGAACGCACTGCGACCTTTGGCCTCAACTGGCTATCGGTTCGGGCCTGCTCTCCAACCGTAGAAGATGAAAGTCGCATTGCGGCCAGCTACGAGGAATCAGATCAGCGTCGGGCATCGATGGCATGCCCACACTGTGGCCACCGCCAATTTCCTGATTTCTTCAAGCATGTTCACTGGCCATCAGATGGAGACAAACACCATACCAAGTTAGCCATGATCCACTGTGAAAGCTGTGGTTCTGGCTGGTCAGAGGGTGACCGGCTAAGAGCGCTACGCACCATCCAATGGCATCAGACCAAGCCATTTGAATGTTGCGACCAGCGCCATGTACCGCTAAATGCTTATGAGCAAGCCTGGCATGTTGATGATCAGACGGCGCTAGGTGTTGTATGGCGCTGGTCTGAATCTGAGCGTCATGCTGTGTATCGGGCCGTTTGCCCCCTTTGCGGTAAGTTGGGGGTCGATAATATCCATGCTGGTTTTCAGGCCTCCAAGTTATTCAGCCCGTGGCAGAAAGATAAACCGTCTGATATCGCTGCTAAATACCTTAAAGCCAAGGGTGATCCAGATAAAGAGTTGGCTTGGTGGAATACCCAGATGGGCCTGCCTCATCGACCCAACTACGGTAAACGTCTGCCAGTAGATGAACTGCTGGCGCGAAGAGAAGTCTTTGATGCTGAAATACCTGAAGGTGTTGCCGTCCTGACCGCAGGCATTGATACCCAGGCTGACCGGTTAGAAATTGAAGTGGTGGGCTGGGGTAAAGATGAAGAGAGTTGGTCGGTGGCATTTGACGTTATTGAGGGTGATCTTGAAACGGCTGAACCCTGGCTCAGGCTTGATGCTTACCTCAAGCAAATCTGGCGACGCGCGGATGGTCGAGGTTTTACCATCATGGCGGCGTGTCATGACTCCGGTGGTAACCACACACAAAAGGTCTATGAGTTTGCCAAAGAACGTCTGGCTCGGCGGATATGGGCGATTAAGGGCGAATCAGCCACTGGCGGTAAACGTTCCCCGATCTGGCCTAACAAACGGCCGACCTCAAAGAACCGATCTCAATTCCGTCCGGTTATCATTGGGGTGAACTCGGCAAAAGACTCTATCCGCTCCCGTCTTCATCTGGATAAGCCCGGCCCCGGTTATATGCACTTTTCAACCGAGCGGGATATGGGTTATTTCAGCCAGTTAACCGCTGAGCGACTGGTGATGAAAGAGGCTGCTGGGCAGCGTTACAGCGTAT